TTGCTGGCCGAAGCCGAACAGCGCGGCATTACCGTCGATCGACGCTGGGGCGTCGAAAAACTGCGGGCCGCTCTGAATGGCAACGCCGACAGCACTTGATCTGATCGAAAAGGCGCTGCACCTCGTCGGCGCCAAAGACCCGCTAGAGCCTGCGACGGCCCAAGAGGCCGCGGACGGGCTTGACTCGCTGAATGCGCTGCTCGACTCCTGGAATACGGATCGCCTGTTCGTCTACCGCATTGCGACCACGAATTACACGTGGCCATCGGGCGCAGTCTCTAAGACGGTCGGTAGCGGCGGGGACATCAACATCACCCGCCCTGTGCGCTGCGAGGATTCGTATGTAGTCGACAACGGGATCACGTACCCCGTTAAGTCGATCCCGAAAGAGTCTTACGACGGCATCCCGCTGAAAGGGCTTTCTGTCAACTATCCGCAATGGCTGTACTACGATCCGGCGTTCCCGCTCGGCTCGCTGTATCTCTACCCCATCCCGGCAAGCAATCTGGCGCTCACGCTGTCGTATTGGTCGCAGTTCTCGAGCGTCGCGGCCATCACGGACACGCTGAGTCTCCCGCCCGGCTACTGGCGCGCGCTGACGTACAACCTTGCCGTCGAGATTGCGAGCGAATACGGCATGAACGTGCCGCCGGGCGTGATCACGGTCGCCGCGAACAGCGCCGGCAAGGTCAAGCGCCTGAACGCGCCTCAGCCGATGAGCCGGCTCGAGGTTGCATATCAGCCGTCGCGGAACGACTTCAGCATCTACCGGGGCTATTGATGGCCCGTTATCAGCTCTTCGGCATCTCGCAGCGCGGCAAATCGCTTACCGTGACCGCGCAACGCCGGCTGAATCTCTATGCCGAAATCTCCGGCAACGCCGAGGACAAGAGCGCGATCAGCTTCTACCCGACGCCGGGCCTGCTCCTGTTTGCGGACTTCGGGGCGGCTCTGGTGCGCGGCTGGCGCGTCGTAGGCTCACGCTGGTTCGTCGTGGCGGGCGCAAACCTCTACGAGCTATCAAGCCTTGGGGCCGCGACGTTCCGCGGCACCATGACCTCGACAAGCGGCTATGTGGACCTCACGGATAACGGCGTGCAGCTCTTTATCTGCGACGGCAGCGCGGCCTATACGCTCACGCTCGCGACGAACGTATGGGCGGCTGTGACGGACGTGGACTTCCCCGGGGCGTCGTCCTGCTATTTCGACGCGGGCTATGTGCTCGTTACGCGCCCGAATACCTCCGAAATGTGGATCTCGGCGCTGTATGACGCAACGTCCTGGAATGCGTTGGACTTCGCGAATGCGGAAGCGTCGCCCGATAACCTCGTGCGCGTGTTCGCGGACTCCGGGAATGTGTTCCTGTTCGGATCGGTCACTACTGAATTCTGGAACAACACGGGCGCGCTCGATTTCCCTTATCAGCGCGTGGGCAGTGCAACCGTCGAATGGGGGCTTTTGGCTAAGTGGTCGGTCGCGAAGTTCAATCGATCCGTCGTCTGCCTCATGCGGAACCTGCTCGGACAGCAGCAAGTCGTTCAGATCAACGGCTACCAGCCGCAGCCGATTTCGAATCCGGAATTGGATTACGAGATCAGCCAGTACAGCACGGTATCCGATGCGGTCGGCTATTCGTACAACATCGGCGGGCACCCGATGTACGAACTCAACTTCCCGACCGAGGGTAAGACGTGGCTTTACGACGGCCTAACTAACCTGTGGAGTCCGCTAGAGAGTAACGGCGGGCGGCACTGGGCGGATCTCGGCATTCAGTACAACGGGCAGACCTACGTCTCCGACTACCGCAGCGGCGCAATCTACACGCTTGATCCGAGAACCTACACCGACAACGGCACGAACATCGCGCGCGAGCTTGTCGGCCGTCATGTGTTCCAGGAGGACCGGCAGGCGCTGTCTACGATTTGGGTGGAGTTTCAGCCGGGCGTCGGGCTTGTCAGCGGCTCCGGCTCTGACCCCGTGGCGAGCCTGCAGATCAGCCGTGACGGCGGGTTCACGTACGGCCCGGAGAAGTTCGCCCGCATAGGCGCGCTAGGCGAGTACCGCGGCGCTCGAGCACGGTGGCTGCGCAACGGCAGCGCGCGTGATTTCGTGCTGAAGGTCCGCGTCACCGATGCCGTCTATCCCGTCATTGCGGGCGCCTACCTGGACGTTGCCGCATGAGCCTGAAAGGACTGGAAGCCCCGCGCGACCTCATGACCGACAAGGACGGCAAGCCGATGCCGTCATGGTATGGGTGGTTCGCGACCGTGGCGAATGTGCTGTTGGCCGTTACCGGCAGCGGCACGACCGCACAGCGCCCGACCAAGTTCCTCTACCTGGGGCGGAACTTCTGGAACACGGACACCGCACAGATGGAATGGTATGACGGCGCCGCGTGGGTCACATATGGCGGCGGCGGCGGCGCTCCGACGAACGCGACTTACGTGACGATGAGCCTTAACGGCGCGCTGTCGGCTGAGCGCGTTTTGACGGCGGGCGCCAACATCACGATCACCGATGGCGGCGCGAACGGCCCCGTCACGATTGCCTCGACGGCTGGCGGCGCTCCGGTAGGCGCGCAGTACGTGACGCTCGCGCTTGATGGCACGCTGACCGCGGAGCGGCGCTTACAGGTCGGCTCGCCTATTACGATGGTGGACGGCGGCGCGAATGCGGACGTGACGCTCGATTTCGACGAGACCGTGACGCTGGGCAATAACGCGCGCGTCGCAGTCTCGAAAAACTCCGGGCTGACCGTGGGCACGCGCAGGCGCCTAAACCTCATCGAAGGCGCAGGCGTAACGCTCACGGTCGCGGATGACGGCATCAACGAGGAAGTCGACGTGACGATCGCGGCCTCCGCGGGCACCGCGCCCACGGCCGGAAGCGTGACGGTCGATTTCGGATTCTCGACGGGCGGGGAGGGCGACATCGCGACGGCTGCGGTAGCCCTGCCGGCGGTGCTCGTCGGCTCTAAGGTGCAGCTCACGCCGTGCTATTCCGCCGGGCTCGACCACGATCCCGACGACTACGCCGTGGAAGGCATACAAGCGACAGTCGGCGCGATTACCGCGGGCGTCGGTTTTGATGTCATCGCAAGCGCCCGCGGCTGGACGTGGGGCCGCTACAACGTGAATTACTTGGTGACGATATGAGCGTGATCATCAAAAGCGGCAGTTCGGGCAACCTCGCAGACGTCGATGCGAATAGCAATGTCAAGGTAAATCTGCCCACCACGGCGACGCAGGCGGGTTACACGCAAACGGCGTACGTTCCGACCGGCACGGTGTCGAAGGTCGCGCACGTCACCGAGGACAATGCCACTTACGCCGCGGAAGTGCGCCAGATCATCGACATCGATTTTAATTCGGCGTCGACGACTTGGGCGACCAAGATCGGCACGAACGCGACGACGATGACCAAGGCCGTCCAGAACGGCGCGATGCGCTTGAACAACAGCGCGATCACGACCACGACTACGGGCATTGCGATCTACTCGTGCCGCACCGTGAACATCGAGACCGGATACGACTACGTAGTCAATTTCATGGTCCGGCACAGCAACGCGACGGCGACGAACAAGCAGGCCGAATGGGGGCTTGGCTATTACGCTTTCGCTGCCGGGCAAGCGGCGCAGATGAATGAATTCATCGGCTTTCGCCACACGACGGCCGGCGGGTTCGTCGGCGTGCTGGCGACCTCGACGGGCGGCGCCCCGGGCGAGCAGACGACGAACCTGAACAGTAACGCCCCGCTGTCGGACAACATCTTCCGCAAGTATTCGCTCGTTATCACGGGCAGCAGCGTCGAATTCTGGATCGATGATGTGTATCAGGCGCGTCTGACGCGCGACACCTCGACTTATGGCAGCCTGAAAGGCGTTTCGCTGCCGATGATCGCGCGCGTGTTCAACTCGGGCGCGGCGTCCGCGGCGGCGACGTATAACTTTGCAGACCTCTGCACGTTCAAGATCGGCGCGGACGACGGCATGCCGGCCCCGTTCCGACTCGCGGCAATGGGCAAGTCGTCCTACTACTACCAGCCCGACATCACGGCGGCGGCGACGGCGACGCATAGTTTCCCAGCGTCCGGAACCGCGCCGACTGCGAATGCGGGCAGCAACACGGCGAGCGCCGCCAATAGCACGGCCGTTCTCGGCGGCATCATTCGCAATACGCTGACGGGCGTCACTGTCACGCTGTCGAGCAATATCCTGTGGACGGGCTACCAGAATCCGGCCGTCCCGACGACGGCGGGCGTAGCGACGAATGCGCGCAATTTCTACTGCACGGGGATCACGATCGGCCCGATGGTAGTCACCACCGCGCTTGTGGGCGGCGGCTTTACGGCGGCATGGTTCGCGACCATTGGAAACACGGCGCTCTCACTCGCGACTACCGACGCGGACGGGACTACGGCCGTAGCGCAGAAGGCGCCGCGCTATGTCCCGCTGTCGCTCGTCTCGACGCTCGGCGCCACGGCGGCGATCGGCGTCGTGTCCACGGACGTAGGCGACCATCAGTGGCTTTTCCCCACGCCGCTTGTCGTGCATCCGGGTGAATTTATCTGCATCGGGATGCGCACCATTGCTGTCACGGCCGCAGTCACGACCGGCACGGCGGACGCGATGATCGGCATTAACGGGTATTGGGATTGATGGACGAACCGCGCGAAGGTTGGATCGCAGAGCGCGACGCGCACACCGAGCGGTGGCTATGCGGCGACCGTGAGGCGATTGCGTGCCTGCGGATGCTGATGCAAGTGGTGGAAGCCTGGGACGACATCATCGATCAGGACAAGCCGCATAGCCCGGAGCGCATTAACGAGGCTTTCGTGTGCGCGCTTTACGGCCTGCCGGCGCTTCCGTTTTACGCCCGGCATGCGGGGCACCTATTGCCGCTCGTGCTCGCCTGCGTCAACGCATGGCACGACAGTAACGCGCTTTGCACTGACGAATCGCGCCGCGTGCGCAATCTCGCGTTCCATCTCCGCAACATGGGGCTCGAGTTCTATATCGCGCTGGCGTTCCTGACGGGCGGCTATGACCACATGCGAGCGGTAAGCCCGGAAATCCGGCGCTTTTTCTGTTTCGAGAGTTTCGAGGATTGGGAATATGCCTGATTTCGGCAGCGCAGCGAGCGCGGGCGCCTCGTTAATCGGCGGGATGATGCAGTCGGACGCTTCCACGTCCGCGGCAGACACGCAGGCACAGTCCGCGGCGCAGGCTGTAGACGAGCAGCGCCGGCAATTCGACGTTAACCAGACGAATCAGCAACCGTGGCTTGCCGCCGGCCGTCAGGGCTTGGGCTTGCTGCGAACCATGCTCACGCCGAGCGGCCCGGCAGGCGTCAACTACGCCAACGCCGATTACCAGCGGTCGCTTCAGGACTATCAGAAGGCGATGGACGCTTACAATGCGTTCTATCCCACCTATCAGGCGCAGGCGAAAGGCAGCGCCGGGCAGCGCGAAGCGGCGACGAAAGTGCGCTCGCTCGAGTCGGCCGTTAATGATGCGCTGGCAGCGAGTAAGACCGCAGAAACCGCGCAGAAGAATGCCGCGGGCAGTGCTAACGATCCGATGGCGGGCTATCTGCTCAAGCCGTTCACGCCTGGAGACCTTGCGAACGAACCCGGCTATCAGTTCGGCCTCAAGCAAGGCGAACTCGGGATCAACCGCGCGGCGAGCGCAGGCGGGCGGCTCTTGTCGGGCGCGACGCTCAAAGCCTTGGACCGTTACAACTCGGATTACGCCGGCACGAAGTATCAGGAAGCGTATAACCGCGACTCGGCGACAAAGACCGACATTTACAACCGGCTCGCCGGGCTGTCGGGAACGGGGCAGGTCGCCGCGAATCAGGTCAGCGCCGCCGGCACGAATGCCGCGAATAACATCAGTGATCTCTACACGCAGCAGGGCAACGCGCTCGCCGCCGGGCAAGTGGGCTCCGCTAACGCCTGGGGTAATGCGTTCTCGAACATCGCGAACCAGTACCAGCAATCGCAGCTCATGAATCGGTTGTTCCCGAAAACGACAGTCGGATCGGGAAGCTCCGGCGGCTCTAGCTCGTTTTTCCCGTTCGCCTGAGGTTGAACCATGCCGCTTAATCCCTCCATCCCTCTCGGCGTGCAGCAGGTCAAGATGCCGGATCAGTTGCAGACGCTTGCGCAGCTCTACGCCGTCAAAGGAGCGCAGCAGCAGAACGCGCTCGCGGATTACCAGCTCGGACAGGCGCAGCAGAAAGACGCGCGCGACAATGCGCTCCGCTCTGCGATACAGGGCGCGGTCGGGCCGGATGGCGCGATCGACATGGATAAAGTCGGCGCCGCTTACGCGCAGAACGGCGACGCAGCCGGGATGCTCGGCTTTCAGACGGCGCGATCGAAGATTGCCGCGAATGAGGCGACGGCCTCGACGCAGCGACTGGAGCGCGCGAGCAA